GCAGACATTCACTTACCTCGATCCCCCATATGAAATTGGAAGTAATCTATATGGAAAGCGGGGGAATATGCATAGCGGGTTCAACCACGACCATTTTGCTGTCAAGTGTGATCGGTTTGTTGGTCCTCAACTTATATCTTATAACTCGTCTCAACTCATTCGTGAGAGGTTTAAAGAATACCAAGCAGCAGAGTTCGCACACACCTACACCATGAGGAGTGTCGGATCTTACAACACTGATCAAGCAGATCGTAAAGAACTAGTCTTAGCTAACTATGAAATGCGAAGTTAAATTATTCAAAGCAGGCACTGTCTTCACTGAAGAAGTGATTGCTCGTGACTACCAGGATGCCCGTAAGGTTGCACTTGCTCGCAATCCTGGTGCAACTGTGGTGGGCGTGAATGCGAAGTTCTAAACTATGGAGACTCTGGTGTAAGGCACTAGGAGAAAAGTATGGACGAAATGACCGAGAAGCAGATACTATTGCTTGCATACGCACCCTTATTTTTGTTAGTTACTTGGTCACTAACACTTTTATTATATCTGGAGTAATCAGACACTGGAATGACGTACCAACTCAAAGACTACCTGTACAGCATCAATCAATCTAAAAAGAATATCCTAGATGATGACGCTGATGCTGAGCGAGGTTATCCTCCTTATATTATTAACAGGTGCCTCTCTTCTTTTACTGATACTATCCTCTTTGTCAATGAGTTGAATAAAAATCCTCACCTGCCAAAGAAGTTGCAGTATGACTTTTTGCTAAATAGTGTGAAACCAAGGAAACGTTTCTCTCCTTGGGCAAGAAAAGATTCTATTGATTATCTTGAACTAGTCAAAGAGTATTATGGTTATAATGACGATAAAGCTCTCCAGGCGCTCAGGATTCTTAACAAGGATCAACTAGATACTATTAAGAAAGCATTGAGCAAAGGTGGTAAATATGAGCGGTGAAATTGAGATCCAGTGGCGACAGACTGACATGGTAGAAGTCGTCCTGAACGAACCAGATGACTTCCTTAAGGTGAGAGAAACACTGACTAGGATTGGTGTTGCTTCACGCAAAGAAAAGAAGATCTATCAGTCTTGTCACATCCTGCATAAGCAAGGAAGATATTTTATTGTACACTTTAAAGAATTGTTTGCTCTTGATGGCAAGAAGACGAACCTCTCTATCAATGATGTACAACGCCGCAATCGTATCGTACAACTTCTAGTTGATTGGGGACTGGTTACTATCTGTGATGTCAGTCAGGAAAAGATCGCAGATCTTGCTCCTCTTAACCAAATCAAAGTTCTCTCCTTTAAAGAAAAAGGTGAGTGGACACTAGAAAGCAAGTACAACATCGGACGTAAAAAACAGGATGACTAACATCCTAGATACTGCAGGTTGCAAATTACAAACTAATCCAAAACTACATCGTTGGAAATCTTGGAAAGCAAATACTCCTTTTGCTCCATCATTTGATGTTCCTATTTGGGTAGAAGATTTAAACAATTACTTTGTTGAAAGTCTAATAAAAGATATACAAGAAAAAAATCCTGGATCTTATAGAGAAACTTGGAGAACTTATAATATCTTTGATTGGAATACTCCTTCTACAAATTTTGTAAAGTCGTCTATAGTTAGAGTATATAATGAGTATCTAAATTCTTTGAATGATTATTCTAAAGAAAGATTAGATGACTTATGGGTTAGAGGATGGGCAGTAGTCTTAGAACCTGGAGAAGAGGTTTCAAAACATTGTCATTCGTGGCATGAAAATACATTTATCAGTGGCAATCTAATGTTATCTGATAATAAAACTACTACAGATTATTTCATTCCACACTTAAGTGATTACTATGGTGCGTGGGAATGTGAAAATAAACCTGGAAGAATTACATTGTTTCCTTCATGGGTTATGCATAAAGTAGATCCATGTGAGCATCGTAGAATTTCTATTGGTTTTGATTTGTTTAGTTTTCACACCCTTGATTACATATCAAAAAATAGAATCAAAGGTGATGAGCAACAAGAATGTATTTTGAAATCAATTAAGTTAGTATAAACCGTAAGTTTTAATACGGTTCTCCACTATTAAAGGTTTAGCGTAAATCCTTAAATATTACTGTGAGAGTAAGGGGGGCGGTAACCCGTCCCACTCTTACGCCAGGATGCCTTCGGGGTCCTACAGTAAACGTCGCTTATTACAGGACAATGGTAAACTACACATGGCAACAACTATCACCTTTTTCTCTTGGGTTCGATGAAACATTCAACAGACTTGAAGCTCTTGCAGGAGCAGGAACAAATTACCCTCCTTACAATGTCGTTAATGGATCTGGTGGTCGAACAATACTGGAAGTCGCTCTTGCAGGATTTTCAAGGGGAGATTTGGAAGTCGAGACCGAACGAAATGTTCTAACAGTCTCTGCTCGTAAAGCACCAGCAGATAAAGAAAGAGAATACTCACACAAAGGAATTTCATATAGAACATTCTCACGCAACTGGCAAATGGCAGATGATGTGGAAGTAGAAGAAGTTGATTTTACAGACGGACTACTTACAATTACATTGAAGAAAGAGCTACCAGAAAAACAGAAGCGTAAGAAGCACTTCTAAATACAGTATATCGTCGCCGCAAGGGAGCACCTGGCAAAATCCAGGTTGACTCCCTTCTTTTTTGGTGATATAATAAAATTAAACTCGAATAACTATGGCAGTATCTATCGTTACTTTAAAAACGGGAGATAGAATCATTACTGAGTTGAAAGAAATCTTTGATGAAGAAGGCGAAGACCGTAAAGGTATCTGTCTTCTCATGGAAGAACCTTACATCTTAAACCTTGATGATGGCACTCCCCAATATCTTACTGAACAGCATGGTATGGAATACCAAGTCAGGTTTAGTAAATGGAATCCTTACACTCCAGATTGGCAATTCAAAATTCCATATGATAGTGTAATGACCATCAGCACTCCTGAACCAGGATTGCAAAATGCTTATGAAAATAAGATCAAAGAAAAGAAAGAAGTTGAAACTAAAACTGTTAACCCAGAAGTATTATGACTCAAGCACCTGCAGCACCACTAAAGACGAATCACAGCATTCGTATTGTTTCACTGACAACTGGCGAGCATGTCCTTTGTATGTTTGGTGACGTTCGCAATGAAGATGATAACAACAAAGTTGTTGGATATCGTATGTTGTATCCATATCGTCTAGAGCTAGGAAAAGAAAATGATGATGGAACTATTCCTATTGCTTATACACGTTGGTGTCCCTTCTCTCCTGTAGAAGAACATCGTCTTGGCGGCGAACATATTATTAGTGTTGTCTTCCCTGATAACAATATTGTTGACAATTTTGCGAATAGACTTCGTGAGATTGGTTTGACTGATGAACAAATTTTCTTCCCTGAGGAGGCACCAAGTGGAACTGAAAGCGAACCTGCTGAAGCTAGCGAATGAATGGATCATCGCCCAAGTAGAACCAGTTGACGGGGACACTTTGCCAGGTGACCCTGACGTATGGTTAGTCGAACCTTATCTGGTAGACTACGAAGGTCAACTATGCCCATGGGCAGAGCACGCTGCAGAGCGTGAATTTAATGTCAGGTCTTCTGACATTACTGTTGTGACTAACCCCAGCAAGGCGATCCTTGCTCGTTATATTGAATGTCTTGAATGAAGTTTTACACTAGTGTTGAGCAAGCAGGCAACCGCCTGCTTGTGCGTGGTTATGAGAATGGCAACCGTTACAGCGTCAGGGTTCCTTTCAACCCTACGCTGTATTTGCCTACAAAGAATTATTCAGAATGGCGTACACTAGAAGGAGACTGTGTAGAACCACACAAGTTTGGTTCTATTACTGAAGCTCGTGAGTTTATAAAAAACTATAAAGAAGTTGATGACTTTGACATCTATGGTAACTCTAGATTCTTGTATCAATATATTGCTGAGCAACACCCAGAAGAAGAACTCAAGTTCGATCCCAGTAAGATCCGTGTATTCACAATTGACATCGAGACCGCAGCAGAAAACGGTTTCCCTGATATTGAGTCTGCCGATCAGGAGATCCTCGCTATCTCAATCAAAGATAGTTTCTCTGGTAGGATTGTTGTGTTCGGAGCGAGAGCATTCGATAACAAAGATCCCATGGTGGACTACATGCATTTCCGATCAGAAGAAAGCATGTTGGGCGCATTCCTCGATTACTGGCAGGAGAACTTTCCAGATGTAATTACTGGATGGAACGTGCAACTGTTCGATATGCCGTACATCCACAATCGTATTGAACGTATTCTTGGAGAGAAGTTTGTAAAACTTTTGTCGCCATGGAAACTTGTATCTCGTCGTGAGATTTATATCAAGGGTCGAAAGCAACTAGCTATTGACACCCTTGGTATTTCATGTTTAGATTATCTTGAACTGTATAAGAAATTTACTTATACAAACCAGGAGTCTTACCGACTAGATCATATTGCTTTTGTTGAACTGGGATCGAAGAAACTCGATCACTCTGAGTTTGACACTTTCAAAGAGTTCTATGAGAACGACTGGCAGAAGTTCATTGAGTACAACATCCATGACGTTCGTCTTGTGGATCAACTCGATGACAAGATGAAACTGATTGAACTGGCATACACCATGGCATACGATGCTAAGGTGAATTATGAAGATGTGTTTAGTCAGGTTCGTATGTGGGATAACTACATTTATTGCGAACTACTGAAGCGTAAGATTGCAATCCCTCCTAAGAAGGAGAGTGCTACTAAGACTGAGAAGTATGCAGGTGCTTATGTTAAAGAACCGAAACCAGGATTTTATGATTGGGTTGTCAGTTTTGACCTTAACAGTCTGTATCCTCACCTTATTATGCAGTACAACATCTCACCAGAGACGCTCCAGGATGCCAGACATCCATCAGTCACCGTTGATAAAATACTTGAGAAACAAGTAGATATTGATGGTGAGTTTTCTGTTTGTGCAAATGGTGCTCAGTATCGTAAAGATAAGCACGGGTTTTTGCCACAGATGATGAAGAAGATGTATGACAGTCGTGTTATCTTCAAGAAGAAGATGATCAAGGCAAAGCAGCAGTATGAGAAAACTCCTACTGTTGAACTCACGAAAGAGATCGCCCGCTGTAATAATATTCAGATGGCAAAGAAGATCTCTTTGAACTCTGCTTATGGTGCTATCGGTAACGAACACTTCCGATAC